TTCCCAAATCCGCCGAGGTCAAACGAGGCAAGGACAAGCTCGGCCGTCAATTCGCGAAAGACCCCGACGACGGAAGATTTACGTCCGATCCAGACAGGTAACAAGCGTGCGCGTCCCCGTGCCTGCATTTTGCAACCAGGAGACTCGTTCATGAGCAGCACAACCAACAATGGTACGCACGAGGCAACAGCGCTTGCCTACGTCGAGGACGCCAAGGCCGAAGACGCAAAGGCACCAGGACTCCCCATCGGCGTCTATGGGCAAAGCACGTACGGCCATTGCCGCTCGCCAACGCGCGAGGAGCTGGCCAAGGACGCAGATCGTTCGGGCCAGCCAGCGCCTGAGCCTTCCATCGAGAAGACGGAGGTCTAGCCATGCCGCGCAATGGCAGCGGGGTGATGAGTATCCCGAACACATTCGTCGACCAAACGACCATTACGGCTGGCGCCCACAACAGCAATTGGTCCGACGCGGCCAGCGAGATTTCCAACTCGGTCGCGGTGGATGGACAATCTCAGATGTCCGGCCAGCTCAAGATCATTAGCGGGACGGCAGCCGCCCCAGGTCTTGTGCCAGGCTCCGATCTGGATACTGGCCTCTATAGGATCGGCGGGGACAACCTCGGCGTGGCGTGCGCTGGCGCAAAGGTGCTGGATATCGGAACGGCTGGCCTGGATGTGACGGGAGCTCTAACCGTCGGCAGCGCTGCGGTCTACAAAACCGGCGGGACTGATGTTGCCATTGCGGATGGCGGAACCGGGCAGAGCACAGCCACGGCGGGCTTTGATGCTCTCTCGCCGACAACAACCCGTGGCGACATCATCACGATCGGCGCTGCCGATACCGTCCTCAAATCCGATGGCACCGACCCCGCCTATGGCAAGATCGTCAACGCCAATATCACAGACGGTACGATCGCGCATGCAAAACTGGCGAGCGGCGTGACAGCATCGCAAGCGGTGATGGAAACAGCAACCGCAGTGGATTCGCTGGTCGCGCCGGGACGGCAGCACTTCCATCCAGGCCACCCCAAGGGCGGGGGCCTTATCACAGGCGGCGGAACGCCCGTTCTGACGAGCTCGTACAACATCACCGGCATCAGCGATATCGCGCTTGGCGTCTGCGAAGTGACCATCGCCAACGATATGAACGATGCCAACTACTGGGTGGTCGCGACGGTCGAGAACGCCGACAGCGACCTGGCTACGACCGAGGCGGCTGGCGTCTACGTGACCTCAAAGGCGGCCGGCAGCTTCCAGCTGGTTGGCGAAGATGGCGATGAGGATGGCGGGAGCAACGATCGCGCCGATTGGTATGCCTGCGCCTTCACAATTTTTGGGGACATGCCATGACCGACACGGTTGTTTTCTATACGCACCCAAAAACCAAGCGCATGGCGATTTTCTCGCCGTCGCCTCGCAGTCGGTTGCCTGGGGAGTCGGAGGCTGATTGGTTGGCCCGTTGCATCGCCCGCGCCCTGCCTGGGGCAACGGACATTCGCGTCACAACGGTTGCCGAAGTACCGATAGATCGGGCATTCCGAGACGCCTGGGTGCTCAGCAATGGCAAGCCGCAGGTCGACATGGCCAAGGCCAGGGACATTCATCGCTATCGGATCAGGCGCAAGCGCAAGGCATTCTTTCGCGATCTGGACGCGAGACAGTTGCGCGCCGTCGTGGCTGGTCAGGGCGACGCTATAGCCAACATCGAGGCAGCCAAGCAGGCCTTGCGCGAGGCTCCGGCCGACCCGGGCATCGATGCCGCGCAGACACCGGACGAGCTCAAGTCGGTGTGGCCGCTACCGAGCGCTTGATTGTAGCCATTGCCAGCAAGCCAGGACGTACTTCCAATGCCATCACTCAAAAACGCTCGCCACGAAATCTTCGTCCAGGAAATTGCTAAGGGCGCAAGCGGACGAGACGCCTATAAAACCGCGGGTTTCGCCGTGTCGAGCGATAACGTGGCCGACGTAAATGCTTCCAGACTGCTAAGGGATGCTAAGGTTCAAGCACGCCTTCAAGAGCTGCAACAGATGGCGCAAGCACGCGCCCTGCTCACCCTCGAAGATCACATTGAGCAGCTGAAGGTGCTGCGTGAGCAGGCCAAAACCAACAATCAGGTCAGCGCGGCAATCGCAGCCGAGGTCAAGCGCGGCGAGTTGATGGGCTATTACATTGAACGCCGCGAAAGCACCAACACCAACTACAACATCTCCGACAAACCACTGAGCGAGGACGACTGGGAACGCCAGTACGGTGCGGGAGTGTCCAGCGGCAAGACCCATTGAGGGCGGGCATGGATATCCAAACGGTATGGTCGCCCCAGTCTGGGCCACAACAAGCGTTGGTGGACTGCCCGTTTCCCGAGATCTTCTTCGGCGGCGCCCGCGGCGGTGGTAAGACCGACGGCGTGCTCGGCAAGTGGGCCATCAAGGAGAAGCGCTACGGGTCGGACTTCAACGCCATCATGTTCCGGCGCACCACGGTGTCGGCGGAGGACGCAGTGGAGCGCTCCAAGCAGATCTACTTGCCCTTAGGAGCCAAGTTCGTGGGCTCGCCTAACCCGACCTGGCGCATGCCTAACGGCGGGCGGGTGTCTTTCCGATATCTCGAAAGCGTGGATGACGCCCAGGAATGGCAAGGGCGCAACGTCACGGACGCTTGGGTGGAGGAGGCCGGCCAATACCCCGCATCCGCGCCCATAGACCGGCTGTTCGGCGTGCTGCGCTCGGCGGCCGGGGTGCCGGTGCAGATGATCCTGACGGCCAATCCTGGCGGAGCCGGCCAACACTGGATCAAGGACCGCTACAAGCTGTTTCCATTCCCTGAGGCGCCGGTTGTGCTGCGACGCGAGCTTCCCGATGGATCGATGCATGCCATGGCGGTCATTCCGTCCAGGCTGCGCGACAACAAGATCCTGCTGTCACGCGACCCCAAGTACATCAACCGGCTGCAGCTCGTAGGCAGCAAAGAGCTGGTCAGGGCCTGGCTGGAAGGCGACTGGTCAGCGATCGAGGGCGCCTTCTTCGATGAGTGGAGCGAAGGCAGGCACGTCGTTCGGCCGTTTGTGGTGCCGCCAGACTGGAAGCGGTTCCGGTCGATGGACTGGGGCTCTGCCCGCCCATTCAGCGTTGGCTGGTGGGCCATTTGCCCTGACGATCACGAGGCGATCAACCTGCATGGCCAATCGCTGGTCATCCCGCGAGGTGCGTTGGTGCGCTATCGCGAGTGGTACGGCGCCAAGGCCCCCAACGAAGGCCTGAAGATGACGGCCGAGGATGTCGCCAGGGGCATTCTGGAGCGCGAAACGGTCGAGGCACCGGACGGCACGCCGGTCCGTGAGCAAATGGCCTACGGGGTTTTGGACCCCAGCGCCTTCAAGCAAGACGGCGGGCCGTCGATTGCCGAGATGATGGCTCGGTCAAGGGTTGGCTTTGCTCCGGCAGACAACACGCGCGCTCCCCAGCGCGGCGCCATGAGCGGCTGGAACCAGGTCCGCCAGCGCCTGCGCGGCGATGCCGACGGCCGGGCCATGATGGTGTTCTTCTCGACGTGCAAGGACGCCATACGGACCTTGCCGGTGCTGCAGCATGATCACGACCGGCCGGAGGACGTGGACACCGAGTCTGAAGATCACGCCCCGGACGAAATCCGCTACGCCTGCAACTCGCGGCCGTTCCTGCCCGAGAAACCGCGCGAGAAGTCCAAGAACCTAACCTTCGTCGCTGATGCGGCAACCGGCCAAATCAAGTCCACCTGGACGATCAATGAGATCATCAGGCGCAAGGAGAGAGCGCGGAAGGGACTTTGAGAGATGCCCGATAGTGCCGGATTGGTCGGCGATCCGGGATGCTATTCGCAGAGCGGAAAGCGAAGCGGAACTGCGGAGAGTGTGGCCGCTACCGAGCGCGTGATCGAGAATGACGGTCATTGTGCAGGATCCCACAGTACTAAAGTACCAGTCGATCAAGCCCATCAGGTATGGCGCGAACCGACTCGTGTTTTTGGCCGCGAGGGCCAGTCGGCCCCTTTCGTGACGCGATGAATTTGCCAGTACTTCCGACTGATTTCCGAGCATCCGCGAAAGTGATTGATCATGCGCCGCCAACGGCTTCGGACTGAGTCAACGGGACATCGCTTGCTTTAGTACGCACGCTCACACTTGCCGAAGAGTTGGACTGATCGGCCCGAGGCCGAGGGCAAGAAAGACCTTTCGCCAACGAAACGCACCGAGTGCGTCACTCGAACTGGAGCCACTGCGCACGCAGCTGTCGACGCAGTTGGTTCGACCGGAAGCACTATGGAGTCCAGACATGACCACGGCGCGCGGTCTCGCCAACGACTTTCCGATACGCTCAACGGATAGAGCGCATGCCGCCGCCGTGCGGACGCGCATTCACTCCATCGACCTGCTGCGGGGATTTGTGATGGTGGTGATGGCGCTGGATCACACACGCGACTTCTTTGGCGCCAGCGGCGCGAACCCCCGCGATGTGACTGACCCGGCTCTATTCCTGACGCGCTGGATCACACACTTCTGCGCACCAACCTTCATTCTGATCGCAGGCGTTTCTGCCTATCTGTACGGCGCGCGCGGGCGCAGCACTGGAGAACTGAGTCGCTTTCTGCTGATCCGGGGCCTTTGGCTGATCCTCATCGAGCTGACGGTGGTGCGTTTCGGCTGGAGGTTCAATTTCACTCTCGATTTCTTCG